AACGCAACCAGTCCACCAATCATAGGTGCTATTGTTCGGCCCCGTTCCTTTTAAGTCTAAGAAATGGTTATTGATAGCCGTTTCTTCTGCACCGCTCACGGTATACCCTGCCGAATCCAAAGCATCAATATAGGCTTGTGCGTCAGGGTCGTTTGGAGCGCCGCCGCCGCCGCCATCAAAGGCAGTCGTGCCACGCCTAAAGATAGACAGGTCTTTACTGCTGCTTAGTCGCTTGTACTTCGCCCAACTCATTTGTAATAAGTTACGTGCAATGTCATGGTAGTACCACTGTGGCCGCTATCCCGGATCACCTTAAAGTTGTCAATGTCATTCTTGCTCAACAAGTCGAAGGTGTCGTTTGCGTTGCGAGGCATACCATCCGTGCCGCTTGGGTCGCTGCCAGTTGTCAGGAAGCGAATGGAAGGGCCGTTTGTGTGGTCGGATTCCACAATGCAGAACGCATAGCGGGCGTCTGCCGGGATGCTTGCAAGGCCAATAGCATTGGTGCTAACAGTCAATGTTTCGTAGCCAACTGTCTCGTTTAAAAACGTCTGTTGGTTCACGTTCGCTGCTTCATAGAAGACTTTTTCAGGATAATTTGCCATGATTTAAGGGAGTTTAATTTTTCCAAAAAAGGGTTTTTTACTTGTGCTTTTTTTGCCTTGGCAGGACCATAAGGCACGGGCAAAGGCATTAGGGCTATACTCGCCGGAGCTAATGCCTGCGCTTCTTGCACAGTAATTATCTGCTGCATCCGTGCCGGGTTTAATCCGGTAGCCCTCTGCGCCAAAGTGAATAGGCGGCTTGCCCGGCTTCGTTGCCTTGTACTTCTTGCCTTTCCTTTGGCTTCGGGTTATGTTATATCCTTTGTACTTAGCCATTACGGACAGCTTGCTGCGGTAATACATTCAAGAGTGCCATGCACCTCCAAGTTTATATCTAATCGCACCGCCTCCATGTCGTGCCTTAACGGGTTCGGAATGTTGGTCAAAAACTCCTCCACCACGTCAGGGCCATGCAAATAGCTTTCAACGGTTGTTCTTATCCGGTCCAGTTTGAGGCTCGATCTAAGGCTTGCAATGTTCTTGACCTGAACGGCCTTCTGAATTGCTAAAGCTATGTTTTGGCCTGTGTATTGGGTATCTTGTTGCCATACGTTCCTGCTTCCTACCCAATAGAGGCGAAGCGGAAAGGTCAGGCCGATCCGGTCTTTTCCTCCCCGGACCTCGTCCAATAGCTCGGTGGATTCCTCGCCGTTGGTCAGCCAAAATATAAAGCCGCTTTGCCATTGGTATTTGGTAACGTGCCTTAACTGGTCTTTGCCTGTGTACAATGCCGGGTAACTGCGTTCGCCATCCTGCACCATTGTACATAGCGTTCGCACCTCTTGGGCAATGTTGGCAGGCAATCTGCTGTTTAGCTCGGTTAGGATAGCTTCAATCATCGCCACAATTTACGAAATACTTCACGATTTTTTTCTATGGCCAGTTCTCGCTCGGACTGGCTGTATTTGAAGGCGTCCTCGTACTTCTCCAGTAGCCCATCAATTTTGCCTTGCGGGTTTTGAGTTGAGTAGTTTACTCCGATTGAAATAACTATGCCTTGTTGGGTCGTGCGAACGGTCGGGTTCACCACGCTCGTTAAATAGGCGCGATTAAATAAGCCTTCAAGGAATAGATTAACCTTGCCACCTCGCCCAATAGCCCGTTTAAATTGACCGTAGCCGCCCTTAAAATATCCCACCCCTGATTGGCGGGGAGATTGGCTTGCACTTACATATATCGGCTTAGTTGAGTAGGCAGGCGTTATCGGCCCGCCATCGCTGCTGATTCCGTCTTGAAAGATACGCTTGGCAACCTTCCGGCCAACGGCAGAAGCAGCGCCAACATACAACTTCTGATTATTCACCTCGGAAGTAATATCGTTGAGCTTCTTGCGGAATTGAGCTATTGAACGATTGGCCATGCTGCGAAGGTATGAAAAAGCCGCCTCACTCGAAAGTAAGGCGGCCAAACATCAACAAACAATTATGAAACAACTTGCTGCTAAGGTAGTGATTTTAGTCGGTTAATCTTCGTTCAAACAATCCCAACAAAGGTCAGATATTATTTTCTCTATTTCTTCTTTGCCGTCAGGATATACACAACAATATGCCTTAACGGTTACATTTGCTAATCCTGCCGCTTCAAAAATAGGAAATTCTTCTCTGAGGCAAACTGTTGCGCCAAATGCCACCGCTGCAGCACCAAATGACCCACTTATTACTTGTTTTTGTTCTTGTAAAACAGGTTCTTCAATGGATTTTAAATCTTCAACCTCTTCTTCAAAAGCCTTTTCTGCTAATTCTGCGGCTAATACCAATTCTTCTTCTGTGGCATCTCCATTGCCGTACCTTATGCAGGTGTCAACGGCATTGATGCTCCTTTTGTCAAACATTAAGTTTGTTACCTGCTTGGCTATTTTGCCTAACAATCCTGTTAGTTTTCGGCTGTTGGGTTTGATTGATTCGCACATGGCAATAGTCCATAATGATTTAAAATAGGCTTCTTCGTAATTCCCTTCGCTTCTCAGGGCCTCAATTTCTTTAATCATTTTGCTTGTTTTTAAAGGTTGTGAATTTGAATTGTCGGTACTCTATAAGGTTTTCCCGTTCCCCTTATTTTTCGTTTTTTAATCGGTTTATTCGCCGTTGCATCGCTCCAATTCGCCCATAAAGCTGCTGTATGGTCTGTCGGTGTTCGGCATCCAACGTCCTCGCCTCGGCTTTAGCTTCATCCAGTTCAAGCATTAGCCGATCATTGTCTCTAAGCAGGCGCAGTATAATGTAAGCGGCAATAAACACAACCGCACCAATTATTGAAAGGTAAAGTGAATGTGTCATGGTTTGTTCTTTTCGGTTTTCCAAACGTAGTAAGCCGCTACAACCGTAGCCGCTGCCGAAGCGGTGCAAATGCCAACCGCCCAATAAAGTAGTGTTTCCATGCTGTTTGTTTTGGCGCAAGTTACAAACCAAACCAATACGCAAATGTTAAAAACCGTTAAAAAGGCATCCAAGAACGGCTGAACGTATGCAGGTCGTACCTCATGCAGTCCAACGCATCCGCTCGCTTCATCTGGTCGGCTCTGCTCCCTTTTAGGATAGATCCATCCGGCAATGCCTGTACAAACTCGCAGTCTCTAATTAGCAACTTGCAGGCAGGGTTTATAAGGACCTCCGGGTGCTTGGCAAAAACGCTGTTGCATAACCTCCGGCTCTCTTGGTGCGGTGGGTTTGACTTGGCAACGGCTATGCTGTTTTGGCCTATTCTGAACGCCTGCTGTATCTCTGCCCACATATTGCGGCCTACTTTGGTGATTACCGATTGCGCCCTTCCGGTGGCGTCTCCAGTTATAAAGTAGTTTTTGTTGGTGGCCTGTGCCGGCGTGATGCTTTCGATATGCCGTACCAATGCCTCGATATAGGTTTCATCGCTGCCTACTTGACTGCCTGTAATTGCCACCTCCGCAAAGTAGTGGATGTATTCGCTTGTGCCGTTCCATCCCCTGTGGGCTAAGACTGCCACGAACGGATTATTGTTAAAGTCAATCGATACGTATACAGGCATCTTGTCGTTATACGCTGCTTGCTCGCTCACGTGCTTTGTACGGGAAAAAGCGTACAACCAGTTAAGCCCGGTCAAGGTAACACGCTCGGCCAATACCTCACGCCTAAAGGTTATTTCGTCAAATGCCTTCTCCAATGAAGTGATGTAGTCGCTCGGTAGGTTCGGTGCATTGTCGTAGGTTGTGCCTATGGTGCAGGGTATCGCATCCGCTCCATAAATCAATTCGTCCAAATCCGGGTTGCTACTCGGTGGCGTCAAGGTCCAAAGCATACGGGGTGATTTCGATCCGCTCATCCGCCCCCGGACCACTTGCAATATGTCAAGGCTTGCATCTTGGACCTCATCGCCCCACGCCCAACCTAATTCAATACCTCTAAAGTATTGCTCTAAAGTGAACACGATCACCTGCGCTCCGTTTGCGAAGCTCCAAACCATGCCATGCTTGTCAAACTTGGACTGGTAGCCGAAGTAAGGCGTCGGGTTCTTACCGCTCACAAAGTGTTCGCCCTCAATTAGCCCATAATCGGCCAAGACCTGTATAAACTCTTTGAGCGTCGCTCTGTTGAGCTGTGGTGAATTATTGGAGAATATGCCTCCAACTTCCTTTGGTCGCTCGATTATTTTCTTTAGCGCCCAATGCGCTCCGGTGATTGTCTTACCGGACCTAATGCCACCTACATAGGCATAGATTGGCTCCTTCTCGCTGTTAAGGATTGCGGCCAACTGCTTGCCGTGCAGGATAAACTTATTCGCCATTGCTCGGCTCGGTCGGGTGTACTTGGAATGAGATAGAAGTCGGCCATTGCTGCTGCTTCTTTTCGCTGCTGTCTGGCCTGTTGTACCCTCTCTTCTTTCCCTTGTTGTTCAGGTAGAAGATAGTGGCCGTTGTGTCTCCCTTCGCTATCTGTGCATGCAACTTGCTTTCGGCAAAGTCAAGAGCCACGTCGTCAATTGCATCAACGGCTGCTTTATATTCGGGGTCGGCCTTCATCCAGTCGTAGTGCGTCCATCTGTCAATGCCTACTTGCTTTGCTGCTGTGGTAACTATGCCAAGGGATTTTTCCAAGGCTTGGAGCATCGCCTTTTTTTTAATGTTGGGTTTCGTGGACTTGTTTGGCATCTTACTTGGGTTGGTATGGCTGTCCGTTTCGCTTAATTACAAGGTTAGGGTCGAGCTTAATCATTCGGTCAATAATGACTTGGCAGTACTTCGGGTCTAATTCCATGCCGTAGCATTTTCTTTTAAGTTGGTGTGCTGCTACCATTGTTGAGCCAGAGCCTAAAAAACCGTCAAAGATTAGATTACCTTTTACGTGGTCATCTATTATTTCTGATAAAACTTTTATTGGCTTTTGTGTTGGATGAACTCTTTTATCTTTTTCTCCTTCTCTAATCATTCCATTCCATAACTGCTTATATATTCTCACTCTTGTTTCAAAAGAACACCAAGCCATTTCTCCATCAGCAAAATTATTGCTGTTCATATCTCCCCTCTTATCCCAAATAATCCAACTCGCACTAAATGGTAAAAAATCAGTAAAGTAATTGCCCCCCCAAATAATAAAAGTATCCATTCCTAAACTAACACAAGTATTATAAAAATCCCTTGCAGTGTCAGTCGTTTCGTCTGCTATTACTTTGCTATAAACTCCGTTTTTTGCTTTGTTATCTCCACCAACTTTTCCATTATTACCTACTATTTCAATCCCATAAGGCGGGTCAGTAAAAACCATATCAGCTTTCTCCCCATTCATCAACTTCGCCACTTGGTCGCTGTCGGTACTATCCCCACAAAGCAACCGATGCTCTCCAATCTCAAACAAATCCCCAAGCACAATGTCGGTCTGCACCTCGTCAGGCACTTCGTAATCATCCTCCTGCGCCTCAATTTCAACGTCTGCATCAAACCCCGGAATGTCCAAACCCCACGCCTCCAATTCCTCTGCGTCCCATTCGTTGGCCAAGGTTTCCCACTCCCACTCTCCAAAACCCACGTTGTCTTTAATTACAAACTCACGCTTCTGTGCCTCGGTCAGCTCTCTTGCTTTAATTGTCCAAACCTCTTTATGCTTTAGCTCCTGCAACGCCCTGTACCGCATATTGCCGCCAAGGATTACGTCATTCTCATCCACCACAATAGGGCGTAGCTTTAGCATCTCCGGAAACTCCTGTATGCTCGTCTTTAGCTTGGTAAACTTCTCGTCTCGGATTACCCTCGGGTTGTCGGGGTTCGGCTTAATTTCTTTGATTGGGCGTAGCTCCATGCACAATGCTTTGGCACAAAGATACGAAATTATCTACTGAACGCACAACGTAGTATTGCCCGCCCTCCTTTTCAAACTTGGCTTGAAATTCCTTCTGCTTTGGGCTTTGCCTCCCTTTCTCGGTTTTCAACTCGATCCCGTGCAGTTGCCCACGGTAGTAAAATAGCAAGTCAGGTACGCCCGCCATGCATCCCATGCCAACTAATATCGCCCCGTGCTTTCGATTCTGCGCTGTTCCGTTTGTATGCCAAAGCAGCAAATCCGGGTATTGGTATCTAAACCAACGTACGCAGGTTAATTGCAGGCTATGTTCAAGGCTTTTAGC